TGTTTCGCGAGAATTGTTGCTAATGGGAACGTCTGCGACGGCGAGAGTGACGAGGACCGCGACCGCGACCACTACCACGAACCAAATGCTTTCTCGTTTTTTTATTAACACGAGATGTGCGATATTTACGACCGTGTTTCTTTGTTTTATGTTGCTTTTGTTGACGCCTTCTTATTTTTATCGTTTTACTGCGGTGCTTAGAGCCTCCTGTTACTACAATTTGAGGCTCTCTTGACTTTGACCCGATCCTCCACCAAGATAGTGATTTTTGAGGTTGTTTTTTATTACGAATTTGTGTTTGAATTTTTTTAATTTTATCTTCAATATTTTTCTGTCTAGCTTCAAATACCTTAACGAGTCCTTGGCTACGTACTTCTTTTGCGTCTGATATAATCCTTTTAGATCTGGCTAGTCTTTCAGTTAGAAATTGTTCACGTTTTTGTAGTTCAGCAAGGTCGATAATTTTTGATTCTATTTCCCCTTCTTTTGTATCTTGGAGCCATCCGTCTTCATATGCAGAATCGTAAGTATCAAACATTTTAAGATTCTGAAGACACTTCTCTTTAATTTTATCACCTGATAAACCAGCTTTTATTAATTCTCTAGTTTGATTATGAAAGCCTAATATACCTTTATGATCATCATTACAATGATCTCTTACTATTTCTCTACCTTTAACGTTGTCGTATTTTTCAATCAATTTATTTAACCTTTGAACATTAGATAAGTTTCTAATTTTATCATAAGATCTTTCGTCACATACATCCATAATCTCCTTAATTCCATAATATGATCTTGCTATGCGTTTATTAAATTCTTTTAGATTTTTTTTCTGATGGTCAAATACATTTTCAGGAATAGCACATACATCTATATCGTGTATTTCTTCATCAGTTAATAAAATCGGGGGCGAACCCGGTTTATGTTTTCTAGCCATATTAATTGTATTCGCTACAACAAGTTCACATTGTTTTCTTAGACCGTCTGTCATCTCAACAGTAGAGTTTTGTTGTTGAGTAGGTAAAAATTTCAATACGTTACCAATATCTAGTGAAATTTCTTCCTTTTTAGATTTAGAAAGCGCCATAGAGTCTATGGCAATATCAAGCATTTCAGTGCAAACCTTCATTATCTTTCTATGTAAATTAATTTCATTCATTGATAAAATTTGTTGTAATGCAGCTGCAGCTGAATTACTGGTTGAATCATTAGAGGGGTTAAGAGTTTCTTTAAAAATATTACATTCATTAATGCCTACACATAATGCTGTATTTAAATGTGTTTCTTTTAATAATTTAGCGTTACGATCATTGAATGGTTTAATTATAACATTTAATAATGCTTCTAATGGTGTAATAGTAGTGGAAGTTACACCTCTTATTAGTGCATCAACATAATTATAATTTTTTTTATATGTATTTTTAAGAAATGTGTTTATTGTTTCTAAAATTATTTTGGCATTTTTACAAGCTTCTATAGAATATAATATACCAAATCCATAAAAAATATAAGTTTTAGATGGTTGTTGATATGTATCAAGTAAAAAGTTTAAAAATGGAGTAATAATTGTTGATAAATTTTCTAATAAATGTTTCACATATTCAATAATAAAAAGATTCATATAAATTATCATTAAGTCAGTTCCTTCTTTACCCCATTCGATTTCTCTTTTTTTACCCCATTCGATTTTAGATGTCGACATATAACAAGCATAAATAACCATATTACAAAAAATACCCAAATAATAAGAATTTGATTGTGGATCATCAGCATATTTTGTAAACTCTATGAAAGCATATGTATCTTTGCATCTTTTATCATCTTGTGTGTTTTCTTTTAAAATAGCTAATATAAACTCTGTGATTGATAAGGTTTTTCCATTTAATGTTGGTAATTTAAGATCTACATTTTCCAGTTGCGGATTTTTAAAAATTTCACCGCTCTCTATCATTTGTTCTATAGCTGTTAAATTATTAATAATTATTTTCGTTTCAATACTTTTTCTTACTTTTGTTTTGGTCGAGAGTCCAAACGCACCTGAGAAACAAAAAATATTTCTATAAGTTAACAAAAAAGTTTTAACCCAAGTTATATGATTAAAGTATGTAAAGACAGAATTTTCTATACTGTCTTCACTTTTTAGTATATTCAATTGTCCACCGTGTGGTTGATATAATGAAAATACTTTTTCTAAATTTTCTGATTCTGAAGTAAGAGTTTCATTACTTCGAAGAAACGAAACTTCTTTTATAAGCAATGTTCTTAATGCTTTGACTACTGTTTCTATATTTACAGGTATTTTTGTGTGTCTTAATTCTTTATCAATTGTAAAATTAGTAAGTAAAACCGACAAGAACGCATCATTGCTAACTTTAAATTCATTATCTATAGGAATTAAGTTAAATTTATCTCCCAATAAAAAGAATCTATCGTGTTCTCCTATAGAAGTTAATTGTTCACTATAAACATTTAACAATACATAATATTGAGCGCATATTAACATAATTATATCATAATACTTGTATAATATTTGTAATACCTTATTTACATTTATAAAGCTGGGGAATTTGCATTGTATCTTATCACCAACCTTGATATATTTCAATTGTGAATCATCATCCGTCATAATACTGTTATATAATTTTTGAAAACTAGGAATACCACTATCTGGTTTATCAGGAAGAGGTATTAAAGAATATAAAAGTGTTATAACATTTCTATAATAACTTTTTTCAGATAATTCTCTAGATAATCTTTCTATAAATACTACATAATTATCCTTAAATTTAATTAGTTCTATAAGTATAGCAAAAATTATTTTATATACTTTGCTTGAATGGATTTCAAGTATCAAATAGAATGGTATTAAAATATTTAGTTTTTCAATAGGAACATTGGTAAAACCATTTCCAATTAAGTTTTTCATAATGGTAATATCTTTTATTTTTTGTATTTTAGCGAATTCTTCTTCAGATATGGCATTTTGTTTTTCAATTATATCAGTTATATCATATTCGAGGTTTTTTTGGGCGAGGGCTGACGCAACATATTCAATATTACGTAATTCTTTAGTATTTCTTATGTTTTCTTCAATCACTTTCTGAATATTGTCTCCATTTAAGAATTCAACACAATCATTACTATCCCGTATCGCTGATTCACTAAATTCATAGTTATCTCCATTTCTAGTAGCTTCCTCTGTATCATAATTGGCTCTATTAGCAAAGTCATCACACAAATTTTTATCAAGAGTAATATTCGGATTAGTTTCACGTATCCCTTTTATTAATACAGTTTCTCCTACCCCTCCGCTACGAACTCTTTTTCTTGTTAGCATGGATGGTTTTTTTTTCACCTTTATATCATAAAATTTATTTTTTCTAGTTCTTCTAGTTCTTCTAAATATTTTTTTACCTATTTTTCTTCTATACATTATTAGGTATTTGTATTATTTATGTATATATATTATTAATATATTACAATATATTAATAAAAATATCAAATAAAATTATTAAAAATTAGATCTTTATTAAATCTATAGTATACAATAAATATATAATATACAATAAACATAGAATAAAATTTTTACGAAGAACACATTTCGCAAATATTGTTGTTATCATTATTAGTATTTATATTATTAGTATTTATATTCCCTTCGTCTATACTTCCACCACCCTTCATCGCCTCCACACGTTCAGGTTCAATCGTGAATTGCTGCGCCTGGTGTTTCGGTTTTCTACGCAAATAATAAATCCCTGTCTTAAGTCCACGCATCCACGAATAAAAATGCATCGATGTAAGTGTATTATAATTCGGCTCTTCCAGCCACAAATTCAAGCTCTGACTCTGGCAAATAAATGCACCTCTATCTGCTGCCATATCAATCAAATGTTTCATCGGAATCTCCCAAACTGTCTTATATTTTTCCTTAATATGTTCCGTAAGCCCGGGTAATGTCGCTGTATAAGCTCCATTACCATCTGTGGTGTTTTTAATAAAAAATTGCTGAATACTTCCACGATTCGCAATAATATTATTCTTCACACGTTCATTCCAGATTCCTAAGTCCATAAACTCTTTCATCAAATATTTATTCACCATTATAAATTCACCCGCTAATGTTCGGCGCATATAAATATTACTAGTTATCGGTTCAAAACATTCATTATTTCCTAAAATCTGTGAGGTGCTTGCGGTAGGCATCGGCGCGACGAGTAACGAGTTTCGCAGGCCGTAACGTATTACCTGTTTGCGCAAATGGCTCCAATCATATCTCCCAGGTGTTGGTTGAACATTCCACATATCAAATTGGAATATACCCTCAGATGCTGGTGATCCAATAAAAGATGAATATGCGCCCATCAAGTCCGGGTGCTTACATAACTTCTCATATTCGTCGCGATTGAGTATGTGTTTATTATCAGCGCCTGATCCTGCACCATCTGTCGCGACAACAACAGGATTCGACTCAAAATAGATTGCCCTTTCTTTTGCGATATTATTCGACTCAGTAAGTGCCGCGTGATATATCGTCTCGAAAATGAGTTTATTGATTGTCGATGCTGCCTCGCTATGGAAAGCAAGATTCATCATAAAAAACACATCCGCAAGACCCTGGACACCGATACCAATAGGGCGATGACGCATATTACTAGTGCGAGTTTTCTCGGTCGGATAATAATTCACATCGATAACGCGGTTCAAATTTCGAGTAATTACGCAGACAACGTCGTGTAACTGTTGGTAGTTGAATACGGCGGCACTTGAGTCAGGTGCGCGAATAACAAAACGATTCAAGGCGATACTTGCGAGATTACAGACGGCGGTCTCATCTTTGTCAGAGTATTCAATAATTTCTGTACATAAATTGGAGCTTTTAATAGTGCCGATATTCTTCTGGTTGCTCTTGGCGTTCGCGGCATCTTTATAGCACAAATAAGGCGTGCCTGTTTCCATTTGACTGTCGAGAATTTTGAACCAGAGTTCGCGGGATTTTATTTTGCGTTTGTAGCGGCCATCAGATTCATATTTCTGATACAATGCCTTGAATTCGGCACCATAAACGTCTGCTAATCCGGGACACTCATCCGGGCAAAATAGGCACCATTCTTGATCGGTCTTAATTTTCTCCATAAATAGATCGGGCACCCACATAGCATAGAATAAATCACGAGCGCGCATCTCTTCGTCGCCCTGGTTTTTCTTGAGATCGAGGAAGTCAACGATATCGGCGTGCCACGGTTCAAGGTATATGGCGAAACTTCCGTTGCGGCGTCCGCCCTGGTCGATGTAGCGCGCGGTATTATTAAAAACGCGCAACATTGGGACGATGCCTGTAGATGACCCATTGGTGCCGCGAATCAAGCTTCCAGATGCGCGAATATTGTGAATATGGAGACCGATTCCGCCCGCCCATTTTGAAATATTGGCGCATTCTTTCAGTGTATTAAAGATGCCGTCTAAGCTGTCACTTTCCATAGAAATGAGATAACAAGAACTTAGCTGAGGGCGAGGCGTTCCTGCATTGAAAAGTGTGGGCGTTGCGTGTGTGAAATATTTCTCCGACATAAGAATAAAAGTATTACACGCGCTCTTCAAATCGTCTCCGTGTATTCCAATGGATACACGCATCCACATATATTGCGGGCGTTCTTGGATAACTCCGCCGATTTTCATAAGATATGCGCGTTCAAGCGTTTTAAAGCCGAAATAGTCGAATAGAAAATCGTTTTTCAAGTGTTGAGTCACGATATTTTCCAAAAACTCGGAATTCTTGTTTATAATATTCCAAGTAGATTCAGAAATGAGGGGCGTATGCTTACCGTCTTTATCGACGAATTCATAAAGACGGCGCATAACTGATACAAATGACGGGTCGGTGTTTTTGTGATGATTAGAAATGATAATATAAGAAGCGAGGGTTCCATAGTCGGGGTGGAGTGATGATTGCGCTGCACATTGCTCGGCGGTAAGCTCGTCGATTTTAGTAGTGGGAATTCCGTCATATAATTGGTCAATGATTTTCATAACAAGGGCGGAGAAGTTTATAGTGATGCCGGCTTGTGCTCCTATTTTTTTTACGCGGGTAAGAATCTTGTCGAAGCGGATTTCTTGGTATGAACCATCGCGTTTTTTGACGCGCATTTCTTGTTCGGCTAAGAGAGGCGGAGATGGCGGGGGCGGATTTGTCATTTAGAGGTATATATTATATAATATGTGTATTATATTATAACATATTATATTTAATACTTTTTATAAGAATATATATGTGATGTATTATTTGTGATGTATTATTTGTGATGGTGGTAGCGGCGATGGCGCCTATTTGTTTTACTGCGATGACGAGCACTATGATGGTAGCGATGTGTCTTGCGCGATTTATGGTGGCGTGATCGAGTATGCCTCTTCCTTCTCCCTCCGCCATGTGGGTTAAGAAGATTATATGCTTGTTGTAGTTGCTGGAATCGAATAGTGGCTTCATCTTGATTATTTGGATTTTTATCAGGATGTAGAACCATAGCACCGTGATGATACGCTTTTTTGATTTCACGTGTATTGGCTGAAGCAGGTAATCCTAATACAGCAAAAGCGGCTTGTCTTGTATCTGGTGCCGGATATCTTCGCGCCAGTGCTGACTTAGGACTTTCAGGTTGATCGCGACGAGGAGAAGGGGCGCGTGCTCCGCGAGCGTGACTATGTTGTTGTTGGCGTTGTTGCTGTTGCTGTTGCTGTTGCTGTTGCTCTCGTTGCTGCCATTCCTGTTCGCGCTGTCGTCGCTGCTGTTCTTGATAACGTCTTTCCTGCTCTTGTTCCTGGTATCTGCGCTGTCTTTCTCTTTCTTGAAATTGGCGATACTCTTCTTCGCGACGCCTGCGCTCGTGTTCTCGCCTAGCTTCATATTCTCTGCGAAGACGTTCAGCTTCTTGACGCAGACGTTCAATTTCCGCAAGTTCTGCTTCTTCCTTTCTAGTTTTTTCGCGCTCATATTCACGCCAATGTGAGGAAGCACGTTGGTTTGCCAGTGTTGCTTTACGAAGTCTTTCGCGGACTTCTTCGTCTAATCCTCTGATCATAGCTTCCATTTCTGCCTCGGATTGAAAAGTCACCATTGTTCCAGCGGCGACTTTCTCTCTTTTCTTACGTTCTTTTTCCATATCATAGTCATATCGTTCCATAGCAACCAAGTAACTATCTTCGTCGCCTCGAATGGCGCCATATCTTTGTTCCAACATTGCATAAAAAGCGAGTTGTGCCTGGCGAGCTCGTTCTATCATTGCGTCTATGGCACGCTGTCTTGCCAGAGTTGCGCTAATCATTCCCCTCGACTTTGGCGGAGACCTAGAACGCCTAGAAGGGCGTTGCATTTCTTCTATGCGCCTTAATTCATCATCGGAAGCAATATGAGAGCGTCTACGTTCTAAATCCATACTTAAAGCAGAAGTTGTCCTCGCAATTCCTCTACTAATGGGACGCGGGTTATATAATTCATCCATAGCCCTTTCATATTCTTCACGACTTCGAAACGAACCATCAGGATTTCTAGAAGGATCCATATTTTTAGATGTATATTGTTGACGTATATAAATATTACAATATTAAAATATTACAAAACCAAAAATATGAAATAATAAAATATTTATACTAAAATATAATTAACAATAACATTAACATAATATAATATTTTTAGTATACACAAGAATATTATATTATATATAAGAATATTATATACGCAAATATTATATACGCAAATATTATATAATATTTAACAAATATGAAAAAAATGATATCAAACTTCAATATTTCAATAAATAGTGTATTGTTTGTTATTTTAGTATTATTATTCTTATCTTATTTGGGAATAATTAAAATATACCACAAAGAAACATTTATGCCAAATATAAATAATAATAATCAGCTTATGCCCGGCGTTTATCCTCTTTCAGATGATGTGCCATTACTTGATGGCGACTATACAGTTAAAAATAATACAAATATTACAAAAAATAATACTTATAATAATTGGAAACAATATCCTGTATATCCTAGTTCATATAAACAACAGACAAATAATGTTAGGTATTGGGCCACACCGGACAATGGTATGTGTTCCCCAGCTGAGTTCTGTGGGACGCCATATGAAAAAACGAATATAAAAACGGATATTCCGACCAAAGCTATACCTATAGGTGCTGGCGTGATTCGTGTAAATTGGTGGGAATCTAAATCATAAATTTGTGCGTATGCTTGTATATATCCTGTATATATCCTGTATATATCCTGTATATATCCTATATGTATCCTGTGTATATATAATATATTTAGGGAATATACTAAGTTTTTTACAGATTAAAATCAAGATCTGAAATTACAATGAGGCACCCTGATGATGCTGCTGGCGCTCTATTATCCGCGACTGCTGATGACGACACTTTATTACTATCGTCATTAGACTTTTTTTTAGGAGGGGAGCGTTTTTTAGGAGCACGGTGTTCGTAACCGGTTGCTCGTTCTGTTAAAATTATATCCCACACGCGTTTAATGGTTGGTATTACTGCCTTAAACCATAGAGTATTGCGTTTAACAAGCACGCAACTATACTGCTCCAAATACCAGTAAATGTTTTTTACCCACATCGAATCGGAATTATTATCAATTATAGATTC